CGGCGGAGGCGGAGGCGGAGGCGGAGGCGGAGGCGGAGGCGGTGCCGCCGGCTCGCCGAAGTTGTACACCAGGCTCGCCAGGATGCTGTTCGAACGGTAGCGCGCCGTCGACTTGCCAGCAGCGATCGGGTTTGCCGTGCTGCCGTTCACGCGGACGCCATAGACGTTGAAGAAGCGGTACTTCAGGCCGATGTCGATCTTGTCCGTGACCGGAGCAAGAATACCCGCCAGAACCTGGAAGGCGAAGCGGGTGTCGCTGCCGTCGAGGAACTGATCGCCGCCGTCGAGGCGATAGATACCGTAGTGGACCCGGGCGATACCGGCACCGGCACCGACATAACCATTGATGCCGTTGTCGTCGCCGAAGTTCAGCAGGGCGTTACCCATGAAGCTCAGGACCGACGTATTGCCGCTCCGGCTGCTGACGTAGGTTCCCGCGGGATCACCGTTGATGGTGGTCGTCGTGGTGTGGCTCTTCACCTCGGTGTGCTTGTAGCCGACTTCGCCTTCAAGGCGAAGCATGCCGAGATCGTAGCCCACGATACCATCGATATCGTAGAGCCCGTTCTTGTGACGCGCGGTGTCGGCACCGTCGACCGCACCAATATTGATGTGCGTATTCTCGACGATGATGCCACCGCCCTCGATACCAACATACCAAGCTTTGTCCTTGGCGATGGCAGGCGATGCGAGCGCCGTCGAAGCCAATGTGGCTATCATGGCGATTTTACGCATTTGGATCCCCTTTTCCTTCCTGGGCTCGTGCAGCTACTGCAACGTACTAGACATTGGCCAAGTTCTACGCAAGCGCACAAAAATGTGGACTGTTACCGAAAAAATATGGACTGTTGCTGAAATGTCTCGATCCGTCGAATGTCTCTATCCGCACTCCGAAACGATCGACGTCAGCCCCTAAAACACCAAAATCTCGTTTCGGTTGCAGCACGGCTAAAAAAAGTTTGTCAGCCCCCGATAAGGCCGTGCAGCCGCAAGGCATCGAGCATCGCCCCGATCGCCGTTCTCGCCTCTGCATCGACAGTCGCACCGCCCGTCGGCGCGTCGATAGCGGGCTGGCGGCTGCCCACCACCTGCTCGCCGTCAATCAGCAGCGATTGCGCGACGACCGCGCCTGTTTGCCAGGCGCCCCCGGAATAGCGCGCCGGAAGGCCTGGATCCGCCACCCACATCGTCATCCCGTCCTGCGGCGCAACAAAACGCCAGCCGCCGGCCGTCCACGTGGCGATCGAGCCGGCCCGTCCTGCCCAGGCGCCGGTCGGAGCGGTGCCGACGATCCAGCTCGATCCCTCCTGCGGCGCGCCGGGAGGGGCGTTGTCACCCTGCGTAAGCGCGACGGGCTGCACCAGCGTCTCCAAAGTCGTCAGTGCTTCATTGTGGAGGATTTCCTTCTGCGCCTGTCCCGCCGCCAGCAGCGGCAGCGCGAAGCGCGCGCTCACGTCGCCCATTTCTTGCTCCATGGTTTTAGAGGGTCCAGCTTTGCGTCGCCGGCGGCAGCGAGGCCGCGCGCATGCCGAGTTGGGCGACGCTGGCGGTGATCGTGATGGTCCCGCTCACGCCGTCGCTCGCCTGCGCGGCCGGGCTGTAATCGTAGGCTGGCGTGGTGATCTCCACCGTCCGGGCACGGCCGGTCGATGGGACGAGGTCGAGGCGATAACGCTCCGCATCTTCCCCAAGCGGCACGTCCCCGCCGTCCAGCCACACCCAGCCGGCGCGGCTGCGGCGGATCCACGCGAAGCGGATCGTTCCGTCGTCCAGCCGCGCCGCGGTCAACGCTACCGGCGGAGGCGGGCGCACGGCCCGGCCCGCTACCACGAGAGAGGCCGTAGCAGCCGCGCCCACGTCCCCCGGGCCCTGGGCCATTGCCGACAAAGTCGCGCCGATTGCCGAAAGAGGAATATCCAGCGCCCGCAACGTCGCCGGATCGAGCAGCACGAACGGCTCCCCCGCGTCATGCCCGCCGATCGCCCATTCGCTGCCGCGTCGGCCGCGCAACAGGCGGCTTATGCGAAAATGCCGCGAGCCCGTCTGCTCCGCCGCTCCGAACTGGATGATCTCATCGCCCAGCAGCGCCAGATTGGCGCCGTTGATCAACGCCGCATCGTCCGCGCCCTGCAGCGTCATCGCCTCGTGGAGCAGTTCGATCTCCACACTGGCGCCGCGATCGAACAGCATCGCCGATCCCGCGCCCAGCACGCTCACGGCCTGCCCCATCACCGCCGGCAGCGCGGTCTGCCCTGCGGACTGCCAGCTTGCTCCACCATCGACGCTGATGGACAGGGCCGCGCGGCGCCAGCCCGGTTGTGTCCCCGCCGCCGCCAGCCAGATGCGCGGCGCCGATGCCGTGCCGTCATCGAAGGCCGGAAGATCGAGCAGCGCGATGCGCGTTGCGCCCGCCGGCCGGTCATCACCTTCGATAGCGCGCCCGGCATCCGCCTGCGCCATGGCGATCGGCACCGCGCCTTCGCGCGTCAATCGCAGTTCGAGCGCCATCTTCTCGAACGTCCAGCCCGAAATACGCCATGGCCCATCGCCATCGAGCGTCGCCAGCGTACCGGCGCGCGTGCCGATCAGCCGCCAGGGAATGCGGGCCGTTGCCTGTTCGCGGCCGATCCATGCGCGGGCGAGCGCACCCTCCGCGAACTGCTTCGCCACATCGGCAGGGATCGCCGCGGGCAGATCGATGCGATCGCCCCTGCGCCCGATGCCGTCACGGCGCGCATTTTGCAGCCCCGCCTGGTAATCGCGGCTCGGTTCATAATAAGCGACCGCGACCGCATCCGGCAGCGTGCCCGCCGCCTGACGATCGCGTATCGTCGCCGGCTGCCGGTTTGCATCGGCGGTGGCACCGAGCAGCGAGGAATCCAGAGCGGTGACGGTCCCATCCCCGATCCTGAGTTGCGTGCCATCGTCCCTGAGTGGCATCGGGCAAGCGCGGGCGAGCGTTTCCAGCGCCCCGCGCACGCTATCCCCGCCCGCAGCGAAGCCGCCGAGCGCCGGCCCGTCCGCCCCGGTCATGGCGCCTTCGGTCAGTTCCTGCGCGATCGCCGTCACCGCGACGTCGCCGTCATCCGCCACCACCTCGAACGTCAGCGACGGGATGCGATTGCCGTAATCGGCGAGCTGGAACGTCTCGAACACCGCGTAAGCGGTGCCGCGATGTGCCGGCGTCGCGGCGATCCCTTCTGCGGCGGCGATCAGCGGATCGGCCGCCTGATCCTCGGACCCCGTATAAAGCCGGAAGCCGGTTTCGCTTTTCCAGTCGCCGCCCGCGCCGCGCAGCAACTTGCCGTCGGCCCAGATACGGCGGACGGCTTGGATCGGTCGCGCTGAAAGTGCCACCGCGAACGAGGCCGAATAACTGTACGTGGTGGTCTTGCCGCCCGATTTGCCGCCGCCGGATGTGTGGCTGTCCTCGCGCAGGTCGGTCGCCCAGATGACGGTGCCGGCAACGCGCATCGTTCCGAACAGCTTCGGAATCTGGCTGCCGTAGCTCGATGTCTGCACGCTCAAATCGCCGAGGCGCGGGCCCTGCCGCCCCTTGGGCGCAAGCACCGCATGATCGATCTGCCCGCCGATCACCGCGCCGATCGCGCCCCCGATCGGTCCGCCGACCAATGTGCCTACCGTGGTCAGCACCAATGTCGCCATGCCTCAGTCCCCCATCGTCCAGGCGGCCAGCGCGCCCGCCGGTCGCCCCGGTGTCTCCACCACACGCCGCAGCCCGGCATCGGCATGCACGAACCCCACGTCGGTCAGGATCGCGAGATGGAGTTGCCCCGGCCCGGCATTGATCAGCACCAGATCCCCATCGCGCGCCTGATCCGGCGTGACGGCGCTAAGCCCGGCCGCCCTCGCCGCTCTCGCAACCTCGGCCACGCTGCCGCCCCGTATGGCGTAATCGCCCGGCACGCTTTCCCCGAAGGCAACCGCCGCCACGCCGACACAGTCCAGCCCGTAGGCCGGATCGCGCCCATGCGGCCGGAACCGCGCGCCTACGCAGCCCCGCGCGGCGGAAATGATCCCGGCCCTGTCGCGCACGTCACGCCCCCGGATAGCGGGTCAGCAGGTCGTTGCCGGGCAGATACGGCTCCCCTCGAAAATTGACCGCATTGCCAAAGCGATCGCGGCAGGTGGCGAGCATGCGGTCGCACCCTTCGGTCAGCCGCACCAAAGTGCCCGCGGCCACCGCGAAGGGCGCGATCTCCCGCAGCATCACGGTGGTCCCGGCGGAAGAGGCGATCAGGCTGGAAAGCCCGCTGTTCGCGCCGCCGATCCAGCGCAGCCGCCCTTGCGCATAAGCATTCACGCTCGGCTCCGTCGCATCGAGCGTGAGAATATTACCCTCCGCCGCGATCACGCGGGCGAAACGGGTATGCCGGGCAAGATCGACGCGGCACCTTCTGTCGCCAAGACTGGCGCGGCAATCGGGCGACGTCTCTTCCACCACCGGCCGATCGAGCAAGGCGGTTGGGCCATTCAGTTCCGCCGTGAACGCCCCGTCGCGTATCCCCACCTGCCCCAGTTCGCCGCGCACCAGCGGCACCGCCTCGGCGCCCGGATCGGCCCAGTCGATCGCGAACAGCCGCACCGCCGCGCCATCCCAGCGCCCGGCTTCCAGATCGGTGTCGCTGATCGCATCGTCGCTAAGCGCGCCTGCAATCTCCAGCGTGTCGACATCGAACCCGTCCGACAGGCTCACGGCCGACGGCGTCATCCCCGGCGCGGCACGGTAGGTGAGGCCGCCGATGACGAGATCGCGATCATGCCCCGTGAAGCCGATCGACACCCCATCGCGCCGGTCGATCTTCCAGCACAGGGCGAGCGTCGTGAGGTCGCGATCGAGCCACGCCAGCGTCATGCGAACGCCTCGCGCAGCTCGATCAGCGGCACCGAAGGCGCCTCCCCCGCCGCGATCGAGGCCAGCGTAACCTCCAATCGATCCTCGGCGAAGCGCACCGGCACGTCGAAGCGGAATCCGGCCGTCACGACAGCGCCGGCCGGCGGCGCGCTATCGAAGGAGACGACGCCCCCTTCCTCCAGCGTCCAGCCGCTCAGCCGCTCGCTGCCACCGATGCCCACCCGTACGCTGCCGGGAACCGGCCGCGTGATGCGCCGCGCCTCGGCCTCGTCGCCCTCGCCATAATGCTTCACCAGCGGGAAGCGCGTCGCGACGCCATCGCCGGTGCCGATCCCCACGTCCGCGAAGCCGGGCGTACCGGTCATCCCGCTGGAGCTGTCGTCGAACGGATCGCGAAAGCGGAAGCCCCGCGCCGCCCCCCGCCTCGCGCGAAAGAAGCCGACCAGCGCCTGTATATCCGCCTCGGATCGCACGCCCGGCCCGGCATCGAACCGCATCCGTCCCTGCGCCCAATCGGCGTTGCGCTGCTCGACGCCCGCCGCCGAAGTGACGATCGCGGTGGAAAAGCCCGGTTCGGCGCTCGCCGTCCGGCCGATCGCGATCGGGAAATTGACGTCGTCGAACGGCTGCACTGTGTTCTCCCCCGGCAGGTCGAAATGGACGAAACCGTCGCGGATCACCTGCGGTATCGCCCAGACGAAGGTTTCGGCATGGCCGCGCGCCCGGCCGGCCTGCGCGGCCCCCTCGATCAGCGCCCAGGCGGGCGCCGCATCATGATTGAGGATGAAGCCGCTCAGATAATGGGTCGCCGACAGCGGATAGCCGAGCCTGGCCCTCGCGGTGGCGATGCCCCGCACGCTCGCGCTCCGGTTGTCGGCCACGACCCAGTCATAATCCTCGAGCTGGAGCACGTCATAAGCCGGGCTGGCCCAGCCCACCGGCATGTTGGCCCGCCGGATTTCGGGCGCGCGCGGATCGAGCAGGCTCGGCAGATAGATGAGCAGCAGGATCTCGGCATCCGCCGCCACCGCCCGCACCGCATCGCGCAGGCCCGCGGTGGCAGTGGCGAGTAATGCGCCCGCCGCATCCAGCAACGCCGTCTGCCCCGAATCGAGATCGCCAAGGATGCTCGGGATCGCCACCGGGCTGCCGCCGAGCGCCGCGCGGGCCGCATCGTCGTAGATGCACGGCCGCCCATCGCCCATCACCCACCACCACGGCTCCCCGATCTGGAAGCGCGCCGGCTGCCCCGCCGCGATCGCGATGCCGACGAACGCCGCCGCCACCGCGCGCAGATAGGCCATCGCGTCGACATGCGCCGGCGAGAGCAGCGTGGACGGCGGCACCCACCCGGTCAGCGCGGGCGATCCGTCCGCCGCGCGCTGCTTCCAGTCCTCCGGGCAATGCGCGTCGAACAGTTCGAACGACAAGGAGAGGATCAGGCATAACCCCAGATCCTTTGCCCGGCGCGCGAAATCGCCGTGCCATGCCGCGCATGGGCCATTGAGCGCGCCGCCGCCAAGGCTGGCGAACAGGCCACCCTCCTCAGGCTCGAGCCTGAAATAATGGCTCATCCCCACATAATGGTTGATCGGCCCGCGATAGCCGAGTTGCAGCATCGTGCGCAGCAGCCGCGCGGGCGTCAGATTGTAGCTGTCGTCATAGCCGCTGGCGATGCGAAAGCCATGCTCCGGCACCACCCCATCGCCGATCGCCAGCACCGATCGCCCGCCGTCGCACGCAATCTCCGTGATCGCGACATGCCCCTCCGCCACGGCGGCCAGCGGCACATCGGTGGCGGTGTAGCCGGGCGCGACCAGCGAGATGAACAGCCGGTCGACATCGCCCGCCCACACCGGATCGGCCTCGCCCGGCAGCGCGAACCCGCCGTCGAGCGCATCGAAATCGATCGTGATTCGCGCATCATCGGGCGCGCCGCGCGCATAGTTCCACAGCCGCACATACCAGGCGCGCGCCGCCCCGCTCGCATCGCGCCCCTCGATCGTCAGCGTCGGGCCGTTGATCGCATCGAGCGGCATCACGCCCTGCGATTGCCAGCGAAAGCGCAGCGTCAGCCCGCGAAAATCCCGGTCCGTCTCATAGGCCAGCAGCGGATGATCATAATGATCCTCCGCCTCCCAGATCAGGCCGGCAAGATCGTCGGCGCGATAGAACACCGCATCCACCGCCAGCGCATCGGGCGCGGTGGTCGTCACCGCCGCCATCATCGGGCGCGGAAAGTTGACCGTCCAGAAACGCGGATCGAAGCGCTTGATAAAACCTGTCGTCGGCCTTTCGCCGGGCGCAGCCAGCCGCCATCCCATGCTCAGCCCTCCGCCGCATCGAGTGCGCGGGCGACGGCGCGCGCCACCTGCCGCGAGGATCGCGCCAGTGCCTGCGGCTCGCTCCCGCCCGCCGCGTTGATCGAGATCGCGACGCGCACGTCGCGCCCACCGCTCCTCCTCCCCGCGGGAACGACATTGCCGCTGCTGGTCGGCACGAACAGTTCCGGCCCGCGCTCGCCCACCACATAAGCCGCGCCGGGCGAGACCGGCCCGCCACCCGCGCGCCCCGGCAAACCCAGCAGGCCGGACAGAAGCGACCCGGCGATCCCCGCCAGCCCGCCGGTCGATCCGCCCAGCGCCGCGCCGACACCGCCCTTCACCGCTGCGGCGGCGATGTCGTCCATCACCTTCACCGCGACCGATTTCAGATCGTCAAAGCCGAGCTTGCCGGTCCGCACCGCCCGCGCCAGCGCGGTCTCGATCCGCTGCCCGGCGCGGTCCGCCCCGCCGCCCAGCCCCGTGCCGAGCGAGGCCTTCATCGCCGCCACGTCGCGATCGAAGCCGGACGTATCCGCCCGCACCGCGATCATCAGGCTGTCGATTTCCTCATCCATCGGGAAACATCTCCTTCAGCCGGGCGAGATCAGCGCCATCCACTGACGCCGCGCGCTCGCCGCCCAACGCATCGATCACCGCCGCCAGTTCGGCGGGCGTCGCGTCCCAGAAATCCGCCGGCCGCCAGCCGAGCAGCGCCCCCGCCAGCCCGGCGAGTCGCGCCGCGCCATCCGCAAACAAGGCGCTCATCGCCCCTTCAGGATCTGGCCGATCAGCACGCGCAGCACCGGCGTGGCTGCGGCAAGGCCCTGCTCGACCACCGCTTCGCCCAGCTCAGCGCGGGAGAGGCCCGCCGGCCGCTCCGCCACGCAATGCCAGAACAGGCCGACCAGTTCGGCCAGGGCGAGGCCGCCCTTGGCTGCCCGCTCGACCAGGGCGAACAGCGGCCCCAACTCCTCCTCGGCCGCCACCAACGCCGTGAAAGTGGGCCGCAGCAGCAGCCGCGCGCCGCCGACCGTCAGCGAAGCCTCGCCGCGCGCCGGATTGGCCGCGCCGCTCACAGGCTCGTCACCGCGCCGGAGCTTTCCAGCGCGAGCGTGTAGTTGCGCTCGCCATTGAAATCGCCGGCATAATCCAGCCGCGTCAGCAGGAACCGCCCCCGCATCCGGTCCCCGCTCTCGAAC